ATTATCATTATCATTATCAATAGTATCATCTAATACATCGNCATCTCTACCACCACCGCCAGGCATACTAATATCGCCTTCTGGGGCATCAAATAGATATTGAAAGTGCAGGAACCTACGAAACATTAATCACCTCTATCCTTGGTTAGAATTAGTTGCAGAATCCGGTGGTTGGCCAATTCCGCTATTACCACTAGGAGCCTGAGTCATTGCTTGGATAGCTAACTGATGTTGACGGTAATGAATAACACAATTCTGATATCCNNGGGGATTAGTCTTATATAAATTAATTCCCATATTACTAACAAGGATATTTTTCATAACCTGCATATGGACCATATGATCATCAACATCAATATCAACTGGGATACTAGGTTCAGTCTCACTTATAGGAGCAGCAACACTAAGCTCATAGTATTCTTGATATTGCTTGTTTCTGTCATACTCACCGGGAATATACATATCTTGCATCCCGGTAACTCGCTTAATCAATTCAGCATTGTTAGGATGGAATAAAATACTTCCAATTCTGTCATCCTGAAGATTAGCAAGCTGCATGATAAAGTCTTTCTTTTGGGACCAGCTTAATGGAAGGCTACCACTAAGTTCCGGCTCAACATGACCAACTTTACCCTGCAAGCTAGACTTATTAATCCATACGTTTACAAAAGTTCCGTTTTCTTGCTTAGTGAATTTCTCATCTTCTCTCAGATTAGTAGCGTAATTTTTTACGCACTTAAACATTAACTGAGTCCAGAATACAGAAATCATCTCCCACGTAGGTTGAAGTCTCTGTAAAGCATTTGATCTGCTTTGAGTATATTCGCTAGCCGTTGTTTCTCCGGGCTTTTGATTACCACCCCATAAACTAGGTAATGCAGCACTAACAAATTGACCAGTTTGATCTAGACTTCGATCAAAATTAGTATATTCATTACTAAGCGTAGCCGGTTTAGACTGATAAAAGCCATCACCAATAGACTTATCTGGGCTAGGTGGTAAAGCTGCTGTCATCATTCCCGGAGCAGATTTAGCCTCACCATACTTAGCTAAGTTTAATGTCTTAGGGTGAACATAGGTTTCAGGAATTCCATATTCGATTGATTGGATACCAAGATTGAATACATCATTCTTAGCGTCTTGAATAGGAATTACTGCATTACCTGGAGGTTCAGCGTGGATGAAATTAGCTTTAGGATCAAAACTAATAGTCCACTCATCATCTAAATTAGCATTTTCAAACTCAAGAACTTGGTTTCCGTTAACAGTGACCTTTACACCATTAGGAAACTTAGATTCAAGAACTCTAGCTTTCTCGATATCTAGATTTCTAAACCACCACGGTCTAAGCCAGACATATCTAAGAGTAGTTAAATCTACCTGAATAGTTCCAGCATATTCAATAGGAGTTCGTGCCCACCGTTCGTAAAGCTCAGTATCAGAACCGGTATCTTCTATTGATTCGATATCATATGTAGCTTTTACTTTAGCTTGATGAGTCTCTAACCTCAGTACAAGATAGCCGCAATCTGATTGATTCCTAGCGTGAAGAGAAACCTTAACATGAGTAGGACTAAAGATATCAAATCCAGACCTACCCTTTGGAGTCTCATCCCATTCAGCTACTTCATCTTCAAATTGAACGCGAAGGATAATTTCAGGTGGTGCATGATAGCCACATGTAGGACAATTAAGATCAGTTAATTGGCTAGCTTGTTCAACTGGAATACCTGAATCAAGAATCTGTCCGCACTGGCTACACCTAAGTTCAGCTAACTGTTTAGGAATTTTATTGACTGTCTTAGGCGTCCTGAATGTTCCGTAAGCCGGATCAGTTTTATAATAGTTATAACCAAAGATAACACCGCAGTTATATAGCAAAGTCAATGCCTTAATAAGCATAAGACTTGCATGATTATGTTTGCGGATAAGTTCTTCGATTTTACTATAAGCCTTAGCCGTTTCTAAATCTTCAGTATCCTCAGCGTCATCTGGCATAAACTGCGTATTTGGCGGCTGAACACTCAGAGCCGCAATAATACTCTCAGCATATGCTTTATAAACATTGATTACTTTAATATCAGCCCCAGAGTAATTATCCTGAAGCTGTTCCATTACTGACTTTACATCTCTATAATCTTTAGCTACTTCATCATAGAAGATAGTCTGAATATTGTTAAAGTAGAGATCATTACGCTTACAAATCCGGAGTAAAGGAAACCGGAGATCCCTATCTTCTTCTTCAGCTTTCTTTACGAGTTCAAGAAGTAATGTATCTATTTCTTCATCAGATTCAGTATTTTCAGGAGTCTCTTGCTGAACTTGAACATCCTGCACTACTTCATCTGGTACTTCTTCATCCTCATTGTTAAGGATGTCTAATTCCGGATTAGGAAGCGCCATAATCTACTTACCGTACTTCTTCATGAACTGACTAGTATTACTAGACTTCTTGTTAGGCTTACCGGCAGTCTTATTGCTAAACTTAGCAAATGGGCTAACTTCTTCTTTAGTAGCCTTACTGAATCGCATCGGTTTCTTTGGCATTCAATTCTCTTTCAAATAATGCTTCAGCCTCAGTAAGTTCAGATGGCCTAGCAATAGAAGATGTTTCAGTCGCAGACTGATTTCTCATATTCCGAGATTGCATTTCAGCCTGTCTGCGTAAAGATGATAAAGTAGTTACTCTCTGAATAGATGGAAAAGATTCTACACTAGTAACTATCTGTTCAGTATCTTTAACAATTCCAGAACGAGTTAAAACTAATTGTTCGTAATATTCTCGCTTAGCCCGTTCTTGATCTAGCCAAGATTTAAGAACTTCACAAGTAGGGCATTCAGGAGTCCTATTAACGAGTCCTACGATTCCCAATCCTGCGATGCGCCCTGACTGCATGAACTTCTGAATTAGATAACTGACCTTGAGCCTCAAGTTTCTCCATTTTACGGTAAAAAGCTGTTTGGTCGTTAGTCTGTTGTAAGTGCTCATATATGTCAGCCGTTTTAAGAATCTTAGCTTGTTTATCCTGACTCTCAGTTAGGTAAAGGTGAGCTGATTGAAGTAACATCCTCAGTGCATCATAAGGATCATCACCATCAAATTCAGCTACATCCTCGACTCTCTTTGGGTCAGGAATACAAGAGGGAATAGTATCAATTAGAAGTCTGTTATCTACACCCTCAGGAGTATGAGAAAGAATTTGAAGTTTAGGTAAGTTAGTCTCAGGTTCTTCTTCCCTAAATAAATTTAAATATTCTTCGTAAGCTTTCTCACCTTTGATCCTAAGAATCTTATTAGCTAACTCAGCTTCATAAATAATCTCATTGGGTTTTAGCCGCGGCTTAGGTTCCCATCTAAGATATTCATGAACTAGATTTTTACCACCAATTCTATCTCGTGGAGCTAATCTAACTGAGTACTTCTCATCAAAAGCTAGGTTAACCTGTTGCTGAATAGTTAAATCTTCACCGCGGTTCTGATTAGCTGAATGACAAATAATTACATCATCCAACATTTCATCGCCAGTAAGATTAACTACCTCTCTCGTCCAGACCTTGATAAGAGTCTTAGTGCAGTGAAAAGTTCTGTAAATATAAACTCTACCAGTCGGACTAATAGCAGCCCAAATAGCAAAAGTCATTGCTTGATATCCCCAGTCAATAGCTAGAATTCTTGGCCACCAGCTAGGAATAACAAATGGAGTTATTACATGGACTGCATGTTCTGGCTCACCATCAATATGAGCAATTCTAAATTCACTGAATACTTGACCTTCATATGCATCCCAAGAACCATAGAGCTTAGCTTTCTTTTCAGCTTCAGGAAGTGCTTGAAGTCGGGCTAGGTATTCAGGGTCATTTCTAAGAAGATGAGGATTATCTGTTCCTAAGAAAGGAATGTACATCCTCTTAAGACCAGTAACTTTATCTTTAATAATCTTTCTACCAGCCGGATTAGGATCTACAAACCTTTGTTTAAAGAATTGATGACCGATGTTACCGGGATTAGTAAATGATCTGACAATCGCAGGTAAGTCAGGGCTACTACTACGGCACCTAC